ACACCGCTATCCGACGACTCGCAGAAATCCGAGCAGACCTGACCAAGCACAAGGAACTGTCTCGATATCTTGACCCCAAGAAGGGCGGCAAACTTGAACTGTATTTCAACAATGGCGCAGTAATTCGTTGTTCCTCGGTTGGGTCAGCCATCCGTGGTGAACACCCTGCCGTCATTGCTCTTGACGATATTCTCCTTGATGCAAAAAAAGAACTGAACAACATTCAGTTGCAGAATTGGCTGCGTAAAGTCGTCATGCCTATGCTTGACCCCGGTTCATCCTTGTATTGCGTTGGCACACCTATGAGCCTGAACGACATCTACCATACCGAAATGCTCGACAATGCACAATGGAAGACCGGAACGTGGTCTGCTATCCCAAATTGGGACGAGTCAAAACATGAGCCTGAGAATTTGCACGCATTGTGGCCTGAGTTCCGCCCGGTCGAGTTCCTGTTAGAGCAGAAGGAAAGCATGGGTGAACTTGAGTTCGCGAAAGAATTGTTGTGCAAGGTGATTGACGATGAGTCGGCCGTTTATCCTCGACACCACACACGCAAAAACATGGACTTGGAGCAGGCCTTTGAAGGCGAAAAGCGGTCTGATTGCCGCTACGTCATCGGTTTCGACCCATCACAGGGTCTTGGAAAAGACTACTCCGTGCTTGTAGTCGTGCGTCAAGAGTCAGACGGTATGCTCGTCGTGACAAACGTGTGGCGTCGCAATGACTTCAGCCCCGATAGGCAAGCCGACAAAATTGGTGAATGGTGCAAACGATATAGCGCCCCACTTGCCGCTGAAGATGTGGGCTTCCAACGCCTGTTCAAGTCCCTGCTTGAAGCAAAAGGAATCAACGTTGACTACCGACAGTCAAAAGTCAGCAACAAAGGGCTGAAGCAAGGACTGATGAATCGACTCCGTGTTTGGTTTGAACGCGGCAAAATTGTGTTCCCCTACGGTGACGATAAAACACGCCGCATGGTCAGCGACATGCTGGAAGAATTAGAATCCCACGCATGGAAAAACGGCGACATCGTGGACACAGGCAAGCACAACGACTTGGTGATGGCCCTTGCACACGCCATTGACCAATTCTCAGCACAAGAAAACTCAGTCCCAATCGTTATGGGGTCAATGAAAAAAGCCGGATGGACCGGAGGCAAAGTCGGACCTCAACGCTCACGCGGAAATGCACTCGGTGGCAAGGTCGTTCGTAGGCGCTTATAAAGCACTTTTTCAGAATTTTTGCCGCAAGTTTTTCGAGGCACTAAGCAACGCTGGGCGTCGCCGTCGCCGCATTTTTGGGAAAGTATTATAAGGTGTGACCGCTTGGTTAGGTTTGAGCCGCCTAAACACAACGAGCGGCCGTAGGCATACCAGCAGGAATGATTGAAATGGAAAACATGGATGAGCGTAAGCAAGAAAAGTCAGAAATGGCACAGGATGAGGTTGTCGAGACCGTCTTCTCGACCGTTGGAGGCGAGCGATTCGCCCAAGAGAGCGCGGAGGCGTTCGGCCGCATCGTGGCCGAGAACGTCACCGTGTTGGCAGGCCACGCGGCCCGGACCATCCGAAAGGGATGGACCGCCGCAGAGTCCACCGACGCAGCCAAGACCGCCCGCGCGGTCGCTGCCCTCAGCGAGACCGACACGGTGCCCACCGCCGAAAACGTGGCCGCAGCCCTCAACGCTGCCGGTCTCGGAATCAGCGCCCACCGCATCACGCAGGCCGTCGCCCGCGTCGAGAACGGGACCGAGAGCATCCGCGACACCACCACCGCCCGCCGCATGACCAAGGCTGCCCGCCTGCTTACGCAGGCCCTCACGGCCGCCGACGCCGTGGCCGAGGCGATGGCCCTCGCCGAGAAGGCTCGCCGCATCCAGCAGGTGCCCGAGGGCTTCCGTGCGATGACCGGCGAGGCCGCGATGGCGTCGAACTACCCCGCCGCTGCCCGGTCCTTCGGCCTTGCCGAGACCGACCTTCTGCCGATGGTCGAAGTCAAACCCGAGCACATCGCGGGCCGCTACGTCCACAACCACGCGAAGGCTCAGGGCACCTCGTGGACCGGCCGCATCGAAGACGGCGTGGCCGGGTTCGACGTGACCGCCGACAGCCTGCACATGCTTGAAGTGACCCCCGGAAACCACTACTGCGGCACCTGCCGCCGTGCTGCAACCGCCGCGTGGAAGGCTGCCGGTGGCACCGGCACCGTCCCGACCAAGTGGGCGAACGAGAACGGCTGCCAATGGACCTTCGGCAGCGCACAGGCCGAGACCCACGAGCATGCCACCCGCATGATGCAGGCCAACATCCGCCTGCCCCACGTCATCCCCTCGGAAGGCGCGGGCATGGCTCGCCTCGTGCGCGGCCGCAGCGAGAGCCACATGGTGAGCGTGCGCCTGAACACCAACACCGCCCGCATCGTCTACGCCCTCGATGACCAGAGCGGCGACACGTGGAACAGCATCGCCCTCGGTTGGCTCCAACTGTGGGGCGAGACCACGCACTTCAAGAAGGGCTTCGGCCGCCGCCGCTCCTTCATCCGCCCGGTCCTCTTCGACCTCGGCGGGTCGGACACCGTGGTCGGCCTCGCGGTCCTCGACTACTGAGACAGGCAACAGGGAGACATCAGGAGGGCGATGGACAGGGACAACGGGCAGCGGGGGGAGGGGCCGAGCCGCCCCTCCCCAATCGTGGCAGGGGACGACACCCGAGAGCGCGGCCCTTCCGGGGGCAGCACGACGGGACATGTCGAAACAGACACCAACAAACGCAGACCTGAACAACGCCGTGGGCTTCCTTGATGAAGCCCTTACGGCCTTGATGAACGCAGCCAAGACCCTTGGCGACGAGGACTTGTTGATGGACCAATGCCACGCCATCAGCGAAACCATCTTTGCGCTCGCGGGCCAAGTCAAGGCTTGAGCGCGGCTCAGGTCCACGCACACCACGCCACAGGCGCAGCCGCGCCCTCCGGTCCTGCGGGGCCGGGGGGTGCCCCCAATTTTTTCGCATCATCATTGGTTAGTCACAGGCTCAATCTTGCCGAGTTAGTCATGCCTAATTCTGTATGGTTAGTCACAAGCGCCAAGTTAGTCACAGGGTCAGTTAGTTACAGGAAGTCAGTTAGTCACAAGCGCCGAGTTAGATGCAAGATGGTTAGTCACAGGAAGAGATAGTTAGATGCAAGAAAAGCAGTTAGTCACAAGAGGTTAGTCGCAAAGAAAGAAGAGTTAGTTAGAGAGAGAGGCCCCCCGACCAACCGCAGTTAGTCAGGGGGCGGCCGACCCATTGTGGGTTAGTCGCGCCAACCGATGTCCCGGTTAGTCGTTGGGGACGATGGTGACGAGGTAGTTAGTCTCATCGGAGTCCTCGTCAATCTCAAGGCGGTGGGTGCCCTTGGCGAGCGAGCGGGCGGTCTGGAAGTCGATGTTCATCGTGGTTAGTTGCACGAGGAAGGTGCGGAGGGCTTCGCGCACGAAGTCGGTCTCCATGTCGTAGGGCTGCATTCGCAGTTGGTGGTTGATGTAGTTAGGGTGAACCATGCTTCGCTTGTTCCACAGGTAGGTCGTCTGTTCAGGCTCGGTGTGTGTCTCGGCTGTTGCCATGTATACCCATACGGGACAGGGTATATAACGATTCCGACGGAAGGGGTTGGCGTAACTAACTACCCCCTCCTGTGCCTAACCGGAATCTGCCGGGTTAGTCATGACTAACACTACCCGTCATAGTTAGTCACACCGGGTTAGTTACACCGTGGTTAGTCACAGGGTCAGGTTAGTCACAAGCCGGTTAGTTACAGGCTCAGGTTAGTCACAAGAGAGTTAGTCACAAAGAGAGGTTAGACGCAAAAAAAGTTAGACTCAAAGAGAGAAAAGTTAGACGCGCCCCCCGCTTAGTTAGGCGCAACGCCCTTGGGGTTAGTCAACTCGTCGATAGGTCACTTCCTTCAATTCAAGGTCAATGTGATACAGGTAGTCAATGTCGCCGTGCTGGTTAGTCGTAGGCTCATAGGCACCACACTTCCACGCATTCGACGAGTTAGTTCCACGAGGGAGGGAGCGGGTGCGGTTGTATTCCTTGTTGCCGATGACCACGAGCCATCCGCTGAACTGCCCCACGTTGGCCCTGACGTGACCCGCTCGCAGCGCGTCCATCAGCGGTTCAAGGGAGGGTAGCACGCAGGAGGGATAGCCGTCGCTATGGCGGTAATACCACAGGATATCACGCCCGTCCGTTACCTTGATGTTGCAGCGCGTCGCCATTCAGGCCACCGCCGTCTTCCATCCGTTGTCGTTCATCGGGAGCCATTCGGGGGGGCATCCGCCTTCAAGGGCCTGCCCAATCGCCATGGTCAAGGCCTCCTGTGGGTCTCGTGATGAGGCGGTGGCGTAGTGGCCCCAAGTGGTCCCCCATTGAATCTCAACGAGC